GGTCTGACACTGAGGTTCCCCCTTCCCACATTCTGCATGACCAGTAGCCAGCAGTTGTCTTATCTTTCTTAGTGTCGCAAGAGTGTCTAGAGCGGAAATTAGCCCTAGCTTTCGGGTCATCGCGTCTTATTTCCATATTAGGATCACCAAAGGCTACCCGCTTGACCTTGCCACCTGATTGTACGAATACCTCAAACTTCTTGTTACCACCTTTAATGCGACGAGGTTTGTTTAAGGTAACTTGCTCTCCCTGATACTCTGCCTTTGTTACCTCTTCGTCAGATTTCTTACTGCTAGAAGCATGAGAAGCTGGTAAGAGGTCTTTGTCGTGCTTAGGAGATTTAGAGCCTGATACAATCCGAAGGAAGCTGTTTACCCTAGCCATAGCCCACTGTTCAGGAGACTTTACATTAGGTCTTACACTTCCAGGATTTGTCTTATATGCACCAATACCACGACGATACACAGCCTGTAACATAGAGGTCGTTACCTTATGCTTAGACTTGGCGTTGTGTGCTGTTACTTTTGCTTGTAGACCTTTTGCCATTATACGCTCCTGCAACGGAGTATTACAGCCCGTTGGATAGTTGTGGATATACTTGTGGTTACAGTGCAGATAAATGTGTAGTCTCTACCGTCTACTCCACCAGCGATATAAATTACTGCCACTTTACCAGACAAGGCTTGAGATATGTTCTGTATACTATCTACTATAGCCCCGCCAGTAGCATGTATAACATTTTGACCAGAGGCTAAAGTTATCTCTGTAGGATTAACATTAGACCTTACAGACCAAGTGACTGTGCTAATATCAAACCCAGAGGCAATATCAGACCAGTCTATGCTATAGTCCAGAAGTTCGTCTGGGTCTTTGTTAGGCCAAACTAGGCTCATGTCTTATCCTCTTATGCGACTAAGTTGTTTGCAGTTCTTGGAGGCTTAATGTGCCTTGGAGAAGGGAAGGAAGGGTGAACTATCCTGTTAGCGGGAAAACCACCGTGTACGTTTCGACCCTTGTTGTATAGGTGTTTGATAGCGTCAAAATCAAAGTGGAAACCACTTCCAGTTACCCCTGTAAAGCTGGAGTTTATTTGGAAACCCCCAACTACTTGTCCCATCCCTATCCCTACGTGGGGAGCGAGAACTACCGTTATAAGGTCTGGGGTTCCTATATTAACGTGTGCTGCATACCCAACAGGTGTTAACTGAACTTCAATGTTTATGCCATCTAAGAAGACATTAGCGTCAGCAGTAACAGTTATTTCCCCGACAGACGCAGTTGCTAAATGACCACTTGGAAAGACTGTAGCTTGACCATCGAACTCTACATCACCAAGACTTATAGTAGACAGTAGTGTGGTGCAAACAGAGTTTGATTCAGCTAAGACTGTTATATCACCTAAAGTTGGTGAAATAAGGAAGGTGTCTGAGACTACCTCTGTTACGTTGCACTGTACGCCTGATAAGTTCTCTTGTAAGGTAAATAACTGTGTGGGAAACCCTAAGTTATTTATTGTACTTAGATTAATTTCCCCCAAAGAAAAAGTAGCAGTGTAAGTAACACTTGCATCATAGCCTTCCACTTCCGACATAATTAAGTCTACAGCTATTGGGGAGGCAAGCACCCCTAGTTGAGCCGTAAAATCAAAGTCTGTCTGCGTAGGGCCAGAAGTAGGACTACGAGAAGCGTAGGGATATATTATGTCGTTAGCAGGTTGATTAGGCTCTGCTACAATCTCTACCCTAGACGTACTTAAGTACCACTGAGGGTCAGGTAATGCTACAGTACCAAGGTCAAAACCTGTTTTATAGGGAGTTAAGTCCTGATCTTCTAGTGGTATGTCAGGGTCGGCAGTAGGGGTAACAATCTCCTTATGAAAGACAAGGGATAAAACTACTTTAGGGCCATTGACAGGATCAATATCAACATTAGATTGCAATGTACCCACTTGCAAACCAGAAATCTCTTCTGTTGCAGGTAAGTGTATTTGAGGGTTAAATCCTAGAGTTATGGGCTGAGAATCTGAGTCAGGTATAATGTACTTATAGTTACAACAACCCACAAGTATAGTATCGTCAGTCTTGTCTGTACCAGCATCGGGTATAGAAAAACCACCATCAGATATGTCAAAACCTGTCTCTGTCGAGTGTGGGTATTCACCCGACCATTTAAACAACTCCCAAGTCTTGTTTTGATTCTCAAAAGTTCCGAGTAGGGAGCCTACCTGACCTTCCACAAGGCTGTCGAAATACGTTGCAGTGTTAGAGGGGTCGTAAGTGTTTACAGTTCTTACTTGGCCTATTATTACATTAAAAGTGTAGCCAAGGTAAGAGTCTGTAGCCAGTGGATTAGGGTTAGCTGTAAGAGATAAGCTAAGAGAAAAAGGCTCTGCTATGCTAGTGACAGTAGCAGTGTTACTTACTATAGTTTCGCTTAAGTGATCTAGTGTAGGAGCCTTTGGATAAGAGACACCCGCTTCATACCCAAGAGAAGTTTCATAGCTTGTTGGGTATGTATAAGTACCGTCAACTAAAGGTGCATAACCTCTGTGAGATACTATGGGGGAATCACTAAGTTCTGCGGTAAGTTTAGTCTGTAGGGATAAAGCCTTGTCACCAGCTACAGACTCGTCCCAGATAGGCCCTGCTGTTCTACTGTCTCCGTTTGGCTGATCATAGGGAATCTGAGGACGCATCCCCAGAATAAAAGCGTTTATCCAATTATAAAAGTTCTCTTCGTTATTCCTTATATACCCAACACCGTCATTATCGGGGTCATAAAAGTAGACAGTATCATGCTTTCTCTCTGCTTGGTCAGAGACTTTAGCGTCTGCGGATATGGACACCGTACCAAGAGTTGCAGAAGAAAAGACACCAACAATACCTGCTGGCACCACTTCTCTTACGACTCCTGACCCACCTAATGTGGTGGCTGCTATGGGGGCAAAGCCTAGCATTTAATTACAAGTGTAACGTCTGATGGGATTAGTGTTGGCTATAACGTAAAACTTAGTCCCGTCATCGTTAACAAAAATAGCCCTAGGATTATAGTTGGGTAGGTTGATGGTGACATTGTTATAAGAGGCTGTGCTTACATCAAACCCAGTGGTTAGGTCGTACTCAAATACGTCATCTGTACTCCCGCCTGTCACATACATTTTTGTGCCTTGGGGATTAAAATGCAAGCCATACGGAGAAATCTCCTGACTACCTATGGAAAATCTAACATTGTTATAAGATGCTGTGCTTACATCATAGGCGGTACTCAAATCGTATTGATTAACGTGATCGCTGCTATAACCCACGACAAACATTCTAGTGCCATCGTTATTAAAGCGCACCTCTGCCGGATTAGCTTCTTGAGATACAACACTAAATTCTTTATTAGCATAAGATGCTGTGCTTAAATCATAAGCAGTAGTCAAACTATATTGATGCACTTTGTCAGATGATCGACCAACTACATACATATTATACCCGTCTGGACTAAAACACAGTCCAGTAGGATATGCTTCTTGACCAGAGATGGAAAGAGAAACATTAGTATAAGATGCTGTGCTTACATCATCTGCGGTGGACAGGTTATACTCATATACTGTATCGTTAGTTGCCCCTAAAACGAATAATTTCGTCCCAGAGGGGTTCATCCACATACCCTGCGGGTCACCGTCTTGCGACGAGATAGAAAAATCCTTACCCGTGTCATAAGTCATATTAGCAATATCGGGATTGGTATAGAAACTAAGGGTGTATACTGTGGACCTAGAGGTTGAGTGTATCCCGTCTGATGCCCTATATCTTATAGTGAAACTACCCTCATTAGACGTATTTGTTGATGGCGTTAGAGTAAAGGCATTGTTACTTTGACTAATAGTTGCCTGTGCCTGATTTGATGGGTTAGTGTCATACGAGTATTCAATAGGAAACCCCTCTGGATCAGATGCAACAACCGTCTGGACCGTTGCTGTACCGTCCTTTGCTAAGATTGCTGCCTCTGGCGGCTCTGTTGTCCAATCAGGTGTGGCGTTTGTATCTGTGTAGAACCTATCCCATTCTGTACCATCATATATGTAGAGTTGCTTTTCATCTGTTACCCAAACCATATCTTTTTCATTGGGGGAGGTTGGCAGGGCGGCATAGTTTGATGCACTAGCAATCCCACCAGAGGGGGAAGTTGGGGTCCAAAGATTTGTAGATGAATTATAGGACAACACTTGATCTGCATTAGGTGTCGTAGAAGAAACGTCATTTAAGTCAGCTATGTTTTGAACAATGTCTTCTGCCAACATAGTTAAGAAGCACTCAGCACCGACTGTTACGGATATAGCTGCGTTACCACCAGCGGAAGATGAACTAGGTGTTCTAGTCAAAGTGTAAGTACTACCAGAAACCCCAACAGTACCCGTACCTACCTCAAAATCGTTTCCGCTTTCTATAGTATACCTTACGGTATCTCCATTTACTGCCCCAACATCTGACAATGACTGAAAACCAGATACGACAGAGCCAAAAGTAACCACACCTGTACCCGTAGTGGTTAAACTCATTTTTACTCTATCGAAGAACTTAGTCATTGTCAGGTATCCTTAGATTAAGCTAGGCGTAAAATACTTGTGGTTGCTCCGGGGGCAGGGAACTGTATAGTAAAGTCACCAGCGGTAGCACTAACCGTTCCACCAAAGTTAAACACCGCAATAACATCAGCGGTAGTGTCTGCATCTTCATTATAAAGAATACAACCATCAGCAAAGGTGGTGACATTAGAAAACACCGCATCATCAAAATCTATCACCGCAACAGTACCATCCATTTTAGGGTACTGACCCCCTCCAAATAGACTATCAGTAGCGATATTTGCAATTGCTCCCCCAGTGCGTACATCGTATGTACCTGCGTAATTATTTCCTGTTGCATGGTCTCCGTTAGTACCGAGTTCTGACCAAGCAAGGGTTTGCGACCCGTAGCTTCCACTTGGGCTGTCTTTAATCAGTGCTACACGTATATTGTGGGTATCAAGATCATGTTTTCCCTTAAGCAGTTCTTTTTTAAAAGCATCACTCAGTGCTGTTACAATAGCCATTATGTAGTTTCCTTATTATCTTCTTCTGCCTCATCGGACAGGTCATTTGTTTCTGTTGCGACCTCTGTGTCAGGGTCATAGTTCAGTTCAGCTATATCCATAAGGTCTTGTATAACCTCTGGATGATTGCTGACGTTAATATCTGCACCGTTAAGGTTACGAAGGAATGCTGCAATCTCACGTAGATCATGTGGGGCAACATCACCAGCCTTGATACAGGGCATAAGATCGTAGTTTAGTCCGTTAAGCTGCCATAGGCGTTCCACCAGTTGCTTGTTAAGTACATCGACAATAGCTTGGATGTAGCTTTCTAAGGCACGTAGGAACAGGTCAGTCTTACTTTTAGAGAGTGCGTATGATCCATTGTTACCCCCACCGAGCATAAGAAACTCAGAAAGTACAGAACGGGCAATGTCATGTTGGTAACGCCTAACAATGGGGTCAATATCTATATTACGTTTACCATTGCTTGACATTAACTCTACATCTACTAGACGCACATTGGTAGGTGATCCGTCTTTATCAGGGTAAGTATCACTTGGGGTAATTATGTAACCTTGTTCGTTAAACTTAACATCACGAAGGATTTGTTGTAGGTTGCCCACGAAACCACTCTGCGCTGCACTTGCGTCAGACGACAAATACTCAGAGGGAATACGAGCAACAGGTATACCAGCTAGTTCACGCTCAACAGCTATAGCCTCTATACTCTGTAGGTTGTTCAGATAGACATATGAGGAATAAGCATTGCGGAGGATAGAGCGGCCACTAGGATCACCATTAAGAACAGTAGTACGATAGTAAAGGCTCTTAGTAGTGGGAATATAGTGTTTTCCTGATCCATAACCTACGTCCTGATAAATCCCTAATACATCACCGCTCTTGGGTTCTACATCAAACCTAGAGACTGTCCAAGGCGCACGGCAAGCAATTTTACGGACACCCATGCGCCCGTCAGTATACTTACTGTTTTTCTTAGGCGATCTCTTAGTTGGGCCAACCCTTCGCTTATATACGACCTCAAACCAAGCAAAGCCATACGACAACGACGATAAAGATTCTGCAATGTGATCGTCAAGACTGTGATCCATATCATCAAAGATACTTTCCACAAAGTCAGCTTCACGTTTAGCTTCCTCAGTATCATTGGCTGGTTCCACCTTAAGTTTGACATCTCTAAGTACTTGTTCAGCAGCATACATAACCGCACCAATAGTACTGTCATTATCCCGCATCTCCCGATACTTGCGAATAGCGTTCTTACCACGTAGTTCAGGTATAAACTCATCTGCACGTATTTGTCCAGTACGAGTATTATCACCAGCTACACCAAGAATACTCTTAGCTGCACCTTCTGATAGTCGCTTCTTTGTAGCCATATTAAATTAGCCCTTTGGCACTAGAGTACGCTAGTTTAAGTTGTGGCTTTGCGTAACCATTCAGACTTAGATCAGTGATAGCCCATACTAGAGCATCTAACCTGTCAGGAGACCCAATAGAACCTAGAGGTTCCCACTGTACCATCTGATCCTCTAAGTCGTTCAATCCTCTTACATGCTTAACTCTGTTTTGTTCATATAATGCTGAAACTGGTTCTGCCCTAGCCATCTTACCTCTTGAGGCATGTACTAACCTTACTGGCAGTGTTTCATCTTCTGTATGCAGTGTATGTCTTACCATATCACCACCTTGGTTTCTCTCAGCTACAATTCGGTCAGCTAAATGCTCATGATATAACTCTACAGCTTTGGATGCCCACTGTTGGGGTGTATATCTGCCAGTATGATCCTCTAGGACATAAGCAACGCCATTAACGTCTACACCAGCTACAACAATACCTGTCATGTCACTTTCAGCGTTAGAGGTAATAGCCGGGTCAATAGCGACAACAATACGGTTAAGAGTTGGAACCTGATCTTTCTCTACTTCACACTTAGCTAGGAGACCTCTTGACCATAATGCACCAGACGCTTCGTCAAGTATTTCTGCATATAACTCTTGCCTCCCAAGGCGTGTACCTTCATAGGTCTTCCTGATGGCGTCGATAAAAGTATCAGCGAGATTAGCAGAATTGTCATAAGTGCTGCCCCTAGAGACAACCGTCTTTTCATCATCAAGAATAGTCCGTATTAGCTTAGTAGTTTTAGGTGTAGTAGTAACAAAGGATACTGGGTGTCTACCTAAGCGTAACCCAAACTGAGCCATGTCCCAAGTCTCTTGAGCGTTTCTCCATGCACAAAGTTCATCTGCCCACATAGAGTATGCCTGTGGTCCCCTAAGTCTCTCAGGGTCTTCTGCTGAGAAGAAAACAGCCTTAGATCCATTAGCCCATGTCATTGTATTATTAGTGGGAGACCAAGTAGGGTAGCCTAACTCTTTTCCTCTGTACGTCTTATCATTCTTATGACAGACATTCATTAGTCCAGAGTCACCTTCAACCATAACTCTACGAACATCACCCTTAGTTGGTGCTACACAGTGAACAATACGATCATTCTTCATAATTCTGTGTCGTACCCACTCAGCACCAGCCCTAGTCTTACCCCAACCACGCCCAGCTAATGCTACCCAGATATTCCAGTTACCATCAGGCTCTAATTGATCAGGTCTAGCCCAAAACTTCCAATCGTACTTAAGTTCTTCAGCTTGCTCTGGGGAGAGGGACGACAAAACATCAGCTACCTCTGAGTCAGGTAACTTCCTTAAGTCTTCAGCCGTTATCCTCATGTTCATCAGGGGTATTCTTTCCTAGTCGGGTCATAATCTCTTCTACAGCGGAGCGGTCTTCCTCTTCTTCACTACCAACTTCCCGTTCCTCAACAGTGTTAGTAGGAGACCAACCCCCCTTACTTCTCAGGTACAACTCAGCAGCTTTAAAATCCCCAGCTAACGCTTGCTCAACGACAACATTACCAATAGCTGATGTAGTATCAAACTTCACCTCCGCTATGTCCCCACCATACAACTTATAAAAAGTAGAGGTAGAACTAGGTGCATGAGAATACTTCTGTATGGATGCCATAATATCTTTAACTGACACACCACTACTGATGCCCTTACGGACATGCTTACCTATAATAGCACTATATGGTAGTTTCTCTGCCATGAACTCTGAACATCCTTCAGTTCCGTACATGATGACTAATACATCACAAATAATATAATAACGACAACAAGTATAACTCCCTCAATCATCGGCATGATCCCATCCTGTAATTCTAACTTG